GTAGACTTTTCTGAAGTAGATAACAAAAAAGATTTTGTTCAAGAATATTTTAATGGTAAAAAGAACGAATGGAATAAAGAACATTCTGACCTTAAGATATTTGATTTTCCTGTTGAATTATATGTTGAGGACTTAGGCGCTAACACAAATTCTGGCGGCATATATGACTTAGAGCAAAATGATTGGGTTAAAAAACCTTCAAAAGAAGGTATAAAACCAATTGGTCTTAACAAATACAGCATCAAAGATAAAGCAGCTAAAATAATGACTGATATAGATGATTTGTATGATGGATTCAAAAATACTGATGATGATGCTAAACTTAGAAAAATAGGTGAAAAGGCACATAAGATTCTTGATTATGTTAAGTCAATGAGAAAGAAAGGCTTGGATAGAGGAGGAGAATCTGATTCTGGTAATATCATATATAAGGTTTTAAGAAGGACTGGATATATGGATATATTATGGAAATTGAGTTCGAAACTTTATGACAAACTTAATTCAATAAATGAAAGCATTGAAAATAATATTGATTACTTCGCATTAGCTAAAGAGCATTTTGGAACTACAAACGATATAATGGAATGTGGGTATATACTACCAGACGGAACAATGCTTGATTTTACTGGTAGGCATACTCTAAATCCTGGCACAGATTCATCGCATTTAAAAGGTAGAAGAGGCGTAGACCATAGAAATATATATGAAATTGGTTGGAGTAAAGACGGAAATACAAAGAATTTTGCTTTTACAATGCCACAATTCATAAAGCTTGGAGCAATCAGAATTCATTGTTCAAAAGGATGGGGAACAATAAATATTTTTAAAAAGCCAACAAGAGAACAAGTTAACGTATTGTTAAGGCTTGTTCAATATACAAGCGGATGCGTTGATGTTGAAATAGGTGATGGAAATAATTCATTATGTTATGCTGAATATGATAGCGCTAACCCTAGAAGAGTTGTAAATGACATTATAAGATATTTTGATGAAGGCATTAAACTAATTGGAAATGTTACAGAATCAAAGATTATAGAGATAGCTGAAAAATACATAAGAATGTCTTTAAATGAAGAAGTTGTAGCAGACGGAAATGCTGACCATAATCCGTTTAAACAAAGATGGAAACACGAGAGGGAAGTTTTAATAAACTATTTACTCAATTATGGTGAGTTAATGACATCAAAAGAAAATGGAAAGCAATATAGGGTTCTTTTTGATGAAATGTTGTCAAATCGTATTGGAATGAATTATTGCTTATGCATTCAATGGAATCCATTGACAATGGAACCAGGTAATGTAATCTATGTTAGAGCATATGATAAATTCACTAAAAAGATATTTAGACCTGAATTTGATTATAGAGGCTATGATAACATAGCTGGCACTAGCGATGATGTTAATGGTATGTAAAAATATATTTTTTAAAAGTGAATAATATTTATATAAAAATAAGAAAAATAATTATTAATCATGATGAATAATAACAAAAACATGAACGGTCAATTTGACAGAATGAAGCAACTTATGAACTATGGCTTAAACGAGTCAAAGAAACAGCCATATGCTGGTGTTGAATATCATAAGGTAGCTGCTGATGGCAAATTATATGGTATCGTAAGAGAAGGAACAAAATTCTACATTAAGGTTTCTTCAAATAAGGACAATGTATTGGCAGAGAATTTCGAATACATTGGTGGATTTAGAAATAGAAAGGACAACGAGTATTCAAGTTTTGCTAGTGCTCAGAAAAACTTTGATTTTAAATTGAGGTCTTTAGCTGAAGCATATGGCAACGGCAAAAATATAGTTGTTGAATCTTGGAATCCTGACAGACAGGAAGAGTTAACTGTTGAGGCAACAGATAAGATGAAGAAAGAAATTTCTCGTGAGAGACAAATCATGGAGAATGCTATGAAAATCTTCAATCGCAAGCCACAGACAGCAGTTAAGCCTATCAATGAGGTAAACGAGTGTGGTAGTAACCCATTCTGCGAGAAGCCAAAGGATGAAAAATTTAATATTAAAGATAATGTTAAATCATCTGTAGAGGAAGGCGGAAACGCTGAGGATGCTGTAGAACACGAGAAAGTAGACCTTAAGAAAACTGATATAAAAGAAGAGAGTGAACAAGTACTAGGTTGGAATCGTGGAAACGATGACTATATGGATAAGTCTCATGGAACAGAAATAGGTGATAGTATGCCTTTCGATGGCCCAGAAGCACGTAACATTGACGATGGTGACAAGAAAGTAACTAATACTGGTGAAGAAAAACAAGGAACTATTCATGAGGATACATCAATGATTGATTCTGAAGACAATCAGAATTCTCCAAAGCCTGGCGTAGGTGAAATTGGTGACAATGAGCCTTTCGATGGTGAAAAGGGAAAACAAATTGATGAAGCTATTGATGATATTGATGGCGATGCTGATTTGGAAGATGATGCTGATTTAGACCTCGGTGGTGAGGAAGGTGATGACTTAGGCATTGATAATGCTGGTGAAGAAGGTGATGATTTAGACCTTGGCGGCGAAGACGCTGTAGGTGGAGACCTTGAAGCTAGAATGGATGCAATTGAAGCTAAGCTTGACCAACTTCTTGATGCTATCACTGAAGAAGAGTATGGCGATGATGACCTATACGATGATGGCGAAGATGAAGATATGGGCTTAGAGCCAGGAGCTGATGAAGAGCCTATCGAAGATGAGACAGCATTTGAGGAAGCACCACAAGTTTATGAATCAAAAGCTTATAGAGCTATGAAACTTCGTGAGGCTGCAAAACGTGCAAAAGCTATCAATGAAGAAGGAATGGAATCATTCAAAGATGCTGGACGTGTCCCAAGTGGAAATATGAATAAACTTGATGACTTTGGAAAACACCCCGCTTATCAGAAGGTAGTTATGGATTTACCTCCAAAGGATATGAAGGAGTTCCCAGGATACTATGATATGAATGACGATTCAGTTAAGAATGATGCACCTTATGGTGAGAAGATTGGCGATGGCGCACCATTTGAAATTGACCCACAAGCAATTGATAATGCAATTGCAGAGAGCATACAGCGTATCTTAAAAAAAAAGAAATAAATGAGAGACACGTTTTAGAAGTGCCAAAACCTCAAAATGATATGGGCGATATGCCGCCAATGCCACCAATGAATGACCCTAATATGGGAGCACCAGAAGATATAGGGGCACCTGACGCAGGGGCACCAGATATGGAAGGCGATTCAGAAGGCGGAGCAGGAGGCGATGTTAAAAAGTATTCAGGAGAGTTAAGCCAAGCACTTAATTCATATAATGAAGAAAACCCTAGTGATGAGGAAAAAATCAACAAATATGCAATTAATATGATAGCTGCTCAAGTTGCTGATTATCTTAGTGATAAAGACAAGAGAAACGTTATTAAAAAATTGCAAGGACAAGAAGACGATATGAGTTCTGATGAACAACCACAGAATGATGATATGGGTGGAATGCCACCTATGGATGAAAACAGAATTGTCCAGGAAATTGTTGATGATTTAGTAAATGGTAGACACACGAAACGTAATGAACGAAGTATTACAAATGGCGAAATATCAAAAGATAACCCATTTGTTTACGATAATTAAATAAAAGGAGTGATATATTCACTCCTTTTTTTATTTTCCAATTATTTATATAGAAAATAGTTTTATCATGGACGTAGTTTTTAGTAAAAAACAGTTAAATCTTTTAAGGGAATTTGTTATGGGTGATGATAGCCCATCTAACAAGCCATCATTAGATGTCTCAAATTCTGAAGGTGATAAAGACCCATCTTCTTTAAGAGCTGATGCTGAAAAGGCCGCTCAAATGGATTCAAATAATTTCAACAAATCAATAGACGTTCAGTCATACACAAACAAACAAATACCAGCAAATAATAATGCTCAAGATATGACCATAAAGGTTGGTAATGGAAGTGTAGGACAGGCTGCTTCTAAAGCGCAGCAGTTTATTGCTCAGACTCCTGCTCAAAGTTTGCCTCAAAAAATAAGATTAGTTCAGGGTAGAGAAATTGATAAGAAATTGGTTGAAGTTACGTCATTCAAAAAGAAAGATTTGGATAAGTTTTTGAAATCTCTTTAAAATGAAAGTTATTTTAAAAGAAGAACAACAAAAAAAATTAAAATTGCCACCATTCATATATAAGGCAATAGCAAATAAAACAACATCAATAGGCGACAATGAAGCATTGCCGCCATTTGGCGATTTTGGCTTTGAATATTCTGTTGTTAAAAAAGGTTTTGAAGAAGCTGATGAAATAATTAGTAAATATGTAGAAAGGGGCGAATTAGAGTCAAAGGATGTTAACTACTTGGTTAGTGTATTAAGTGAAAAAATAGAAAAGTGTAAAAAGATAGAAAAGACTTTAAAGCCTCAATTGGAAAAGTTATGTGAAAATATTGTTAATGGATATTTTTCAATACCAGAAGATACTATCAATATTAAATGCACTCTTGTTGGTGAGGTAACTCCTAAAAATGCGATAAGAGTATTGCCAGAAAACGATACTGATGGAAATATATATGATTTTGAAGATGCTGAAGAAGCAGCATTAACAAACAAAGTAATTTTAAAAAGAAGATTTATTAATTGTATAATTCAAGGAATTTCGCATTGGCTTTCAACTGACATAAGTGATTTATGTGATACTGTTGTTGAAATGAATGATGAATTATGGGGTTTATGGTTTAACATAATTCATATTACAAATTATCTTCTTTATGTAAAAAAAGATGAAGTGAATGAGAAGCATCCCGATTTATTATCATATGTTGAAGTAAAACTTGGTAAAAAGGGTAGAAAAACAAATATTGAGGCTCAAGGCGTTATATTTCCATTTCTTCTTAGGGATACCATTAGAGGATTGATGGAATTATTCTCAGCAAACGGTTTGCCAAAAGATGTAAGAAAAGCAATGTATATTGTAAGAAAATCAGATTTTCTTGTTGCTGAACCTTGGGATTTAAGACTTGGAATTGGTATAATAGACGTTATGCAAACCAATTTCAAGAAATATAATGCTGGCTTATTATTCAACACAAATAGAATACCATTCTTCTTTTCTGATTTATGTAAATTGGACGTGGAGGAATTTAATAGTGTAATGAAGAACTTTTTATTGGGAACAAGAAAAGGAGAAATCATTGCTCATGAAATGGATGAAATAGTTTCGCATAATATTGATTACCAGAAATTTAAAGACAGAATTGTTCAAAAAAATATCAAGACAAGTGTTATAAATGATGGTGATTTTTCAAAAGAGGAACTTGATGGCTACGTTCTCCAAGAAAATGAAACTGATGAAATGATGGCTTATCATGGAACAAGCGCTGATTTTGATAAATTCAACCATAAAAAGTTTTTAAATACAGGAGCAGGCTCGCAATCATTTGGTTGGGGAACTTATGTCACAAATGATGAAGTTGTAGCAAATGGATATTCTGAAAGTTCAAAAAGAGTACCTGAATATCAGTTTTTTGACATATTTTTAAAATATCTTGTAGATGTTAAAGGCATGCCAAATGATTTTGATACAAGAAGAATGGCTGATGACTATAAATCTGAATTTATGAAAGAACGCGCAATTTCTGGAGGTTATGAGGAATTGAAAGATATTTGCGAGTTTTATTTACAACACCCAAAACACTATAATATGAATAGTGAAAAGGCTGAACGATATAAAATGTATGTATATGTTTTGTCAAACATTTATAAAGACAATGCATTTTTATATGAAGTAGATATACCAGAAGATAATGGAGAGAATTATTTAGCATGGTATGAGCATTGTCCAAAAGAATTTATGTATAGAATCATAAAAGGCTTTTTAAGAATACCTCAAAGATATTTAGATGCAATAGCTGAAAGCAATTATCCATTTAAGTGTGACCTTTATAGGTCATTAATGTGGATGAAAGCAAATCCAGAAAGACAAGAACAAATGCTTCAATTACTTATCAAAGATGAGAATTATCACGAATTCTTTTCAACAGGCTTTTATTCAGATAATCCAAACACTGAAGGAAGAAATGTGTACTTGAGGCTATGTGCTATATTTGGTGGTAAAAAGAATATGAAAGCAGCATCACTATTCCTTATGCAATGCGGTTTTGATGGCATAAAATACCCTTCAGGAACAATGTGGAAAAAACCAGATGGCGCAGCAGAAGATGCATATAATTATGTTATTTTCGATGCAAATAAGGTAAAAATCATAAATAAAACAAAAGTATAAGCCGTAGAAATGCGGCTTTTTTGGTTTTCGCATATATTTATTTAAATTTTAAAACTTTTTGTTATGATTGTAAGTACTGAAGAAATGGTAAGAGATTATATAGAATGTTTGCAAGATGAATCTGGCATAAAGTTCATTGAAAAATATCTATATACATTTGATGCCACAAGAGGACGTAAGATGCCATTTATGCTTTTTCCAAGGCAGCGTGTCTTTCTTGAAGCATTAGCTAAAAATAGAAATGTTGTAAGTATTAAGCCTCGTCAGTGCGGTATTACAACATTAACATCAGCATGGGCAACAAGAAAGTGTGCGCTAGCTGATAAGGAAGCTCCTGAAACAATCCTTTGTATTGGTAACAAACTTGACCTTGCTCAACAGCTTATTACCAAGATTAGGGATTTCTTATTACAAGTTCCAAGATGGTATTGGGGAGAGGATTATTATTCTCCAGACCCAAAATCAGATAAAAATTCAAAAAGTATTTTTGTAAAAGATTCTAAATCTGAATTAGAGCTGTTCAATGGCTGTAGAGTTGTAGCTAGGTCATCTGGTGAAAACGCTGCTCGTGGTATCTCAGCTGTATCAATTCTTATTCTTGATGAGGCTGCGTTCATTGAAAATTCAAAAGCAGTATATGCAACAGCCGCAGCTACAATGGCTTCAAACCCTAACTCAAAGACTGTTATGGTATCAACGCCAAATGGCCATGATGAGTTGTACTATGACACATATCGTCAGGCATTGGCTGGTGAAAATAACTTCGTTGCTGTTCAGTTTAGATGGTATCAAGACCCAAGATATAACAAAAATCTTAAATGGTTTAAGAAAAACGAAAAAACTGGAGAGGTAGAATGGATTGTTGAAGAAACACTTGATAAAGAAGGCTCAATTAAATATGACGAGGAACGTTGGGAGGATTTGGTACAAAAAGGATGGACTCCTAGAAGCCCTTGGTATGAGGGAATGTGCCAATCATTTAACAATGATAGAGTGAAGATTGCTCAGGAGCTTGATGTGTCATTCGCTGGTTCTTCAGATAACGTTATCGACCCTGAATATATTGAAATGCACGAAAAGTTAAATGTTCGTGAGCCATTGCCAGATATGAAAGACCCTTTGGTTGATGAAACTTGGTTTTGGAAGCCACCAATTGAAGGACACAGATATATTTGTTCTTGTGACCCATCTAGAGGTAGTTCTGATGATAACACAGCTATAGAAATCATCGATATGGATGGTCGTGACGAAAATGGTATGCCTATTGTTGAGCAAGTTATGGAATATTATGGAAAGAAACTTGGTGATGAAATAGGAGAGATACTTTACAATTATGCTGTATTGTATAACAATGCGTATGTTGTAATTGACTGTACAAATGGTCTTGGTGACGTACCTTTGTTTGTGTTGATAAATAAAGGATATAAAAATCTTTTCTATGATGATTCAGCATTGAAAAAATATACAGTTCAAGTAAGTAGTCAGCAGCCATCAAAAGATTATACTGATGTTATGCCTGGTTTCCATATGCAAGGTAACAGATACCCTGTTTTGGCTAATTTTGCTAATATGGTTAGAAATAACGAATTTAAGATTAGGTCTAACAGAGTTATTACTGAGCTTAACAGCTGGATATTCAAAGGAGAAGCAAAGAGAATGGACCATCAGGATGGACAACACGATGATGCTATTACTTGTTTGGCAATGGGATTATTCGTAATGATGTTCTCATATAAAAAGTTGGAATCAGCTCAAGATAAAGATAAAGCTATATTGAACGCTTATATGATGACTGGCGCAATGCAAGTTAATCAGAATCATTCAATTAACAATAAGCCTATTACACCTAATAATGGATTGCCATTTTATAATAACGTTTCGTTGAACAAATATAGAAACGCAAATGGTATAGGAATACAAGGCACGTATATGTGGCTTTTTGGAAAAACTTTTTAGTATGTGCTAATATTTATAGATATAAATATTTATGCAATATGTTAAAAAAGAGAAATACAATTGAAGATTTTATAAGAATGGCTAAAGAAATTCATGGAGATAAATATGATTATTCAAAGGTTAATTATGTAAATAATAAAACAAAAGTTTGCATAATTTGCCCAGAACATGGAGAATTTTGGCAAAGACCTATACATCATTTATATAAAAAGAATGGATGCCCATTATGTAATGGAGGGGTTAGGCTATGCAAAGAAGAATTTATCGAAAAAGCAAAAGGAATTCACGGTAATAAATATGATTATTCAAAAGTAGAATATGTGAATTCACAAACAAAAGTTTGTATAGTTTGTCCAGAACATGGAGAATTTTGGCAAACACCAAATAGCCACCTTAATGGAAATGGGTGTTTTGATTGTTCTTATATTGAAAGAGGTAAAAAAAGAAATTCATCGACGGATGAATTTATTAAAAAAGCAAAAAAAATACATGGCGATAAATATGATTATTCAAAAGTTAAGTATGATAAAGCAATAACAAAAGTTTGCATCATATGTCCAGAACATGGTGAATTTTGGCAAACACCAAATTGTCATTTAAACGGACAAGGGTGTCCAAAGTGTAAGCAATCTAAAATGGAAAATGAAATTAGTTTACTGCTTAAACAATATAATATAAATTTTGAACAACAAAAACGTTTCAAATGGCTTGGCAGACAAAGTTTAGATTTTTATTTACCTGATTATAATATCGCAATTGAATGCCAAGGAAAACAACATTTTGAAAGTCGAGAAAGATTTGGAGGGATAGACGGACTGAATGAAAGACTAGAAAAAGATAAAAGAAAAAAATACATTTGTGAGACTAATAATATTAAAATTATATATTATGCAAATTATAAGTATAATTTTCCATATAAAGTTTTAAACGATAAATGTAAACTATTAAAAGAGATTATATCATTATGATATGTGGCTTTTTGGTCATACAAGATAAATGAAATATTTATATTTATAAATAAAATATTATATTTTATAGTAAATAACTTATATTATAATGGCAAAAAACAAATTAACTGTTTTTCAAACTCTTGAAAGAGCATTAAAAGGAAATTTCACATCAGACCAAGGCACAATTCAGCCTCATGTGAATTCATATGATATGTCTGGTGCTAATTCTGTTTTATATAAGACTCAAGATAAACAAGATTACGAAAGAACAAAACTTGAATTACAGCAGAATGCTTATCTTAAAGAAAGATGGTTAAAGGCTAATATAGATTTGTCTGTTTCTGCTTTTGCTGGTTTGACAAACGTTAAACTTATGTATCGTGATGCTGACCTTATGGATTCATTTCCAGAAATTGGCGCGGCACTTGATATTGTGGCAGAAGAAAGCTGCTTAAATGGCGAAAAGGGACAAATTGTTAATGTTTATTCTAAATCAGATAGAATAAAGGCAATATTGGAAGATTTATTTGTTAACAGGTTAAATCTTCAAGTTACTGCACCTATGATTATCAGAGGAATGTGTAAGTATGGTAATCAGTTTATGATGCTTGACATTGATAACAAGTTAGGTGTAAAAGGTTGGAGACAATTACCAGTATTTAACGTTGAAAGACTTGAAAACGGTATTCAAAACCCTTATGGTAGTGGACAGAGTTTAGCTGTTAATAACAAAGAATATGACAGTGATGACTTCACAACAAAATTCGTATGGATTGATGAAAACAATTCTCAAGTTCCATTTAGAAATTGGCAGATTGCTCACTTCAGATTATTAACCAACTCTTTATGCTTGCCTTATGGAACTAGTTACTTGAATGCAGCACGTAGGCATTGGAGAATGCTTTCACTTATGGAAGATATGATGCTTATCTATCGTCTTGAGCGTTCAATTGAAAGACGTGTGTATAAGATTTACGTTGGTGCTATTGATGATGCAGATGTTCAAGCATATGTTGAGCAAATCGCCAATAACTTCAAGAGAACGCCAATTATTGACCCAATGACTGGTCAGGTAGACTTGAGAAAAAATATTTTATCAGTTGACCAAGATATTTTCATTCCAGTAAGAGACCAAAATGCTCCTACTCCAATTGACACACTTTCAGCAGCACAGAACCTTACTGCTATGGATGACATTAAGTTTGTTCAGAATAAGGTTTTAACAGCACTTAGAATTCCTAAGTCATTCCTTAACTTTGAGGAAGGTGCTGGCGATGGTAAGAATTTAGCTTTGATGGATATTCGTTTTACACGTGTTATAAACAGAATACAGCAAGCATTCTTGATGGAGTTAACAAAGGTTGCATCAATTCATCTTTACCTTTTAGGTTTTGATGATGATTTAACCAACTTTAACCTTACAATGAACAACCCATCAACTCAAGCAGAACAACTTGAGATTGATAACCTTCAGAAGAAAATATCTGCTGTTAGAGATGCTGTATCAGACCCGGGTAATGGATTACCAGTTATGTCACAGACACGTGCATTGAAACAAATTATGAAGTGGTCTGACAAGGAAATCAAAGAGAACCTTGAAGAGATACGTCTTGAAAAGGGTATTGCTGCTGAACTTGAAAAGACAACTCAGATTATCAAGAGAACTGGTATATTCGATATTGTTGACAGAATATACGGTGAACCAGGTGCTGAATACCAAGAAGATATGCAACAAGGAGGCCCAGACGGAGGTATGGGTGGAATGGGCGGAGGAATGCCTGGTGGCGGAGGCTCATTCGGCAGTGACTTAGATAATTTAGGCGCTCCTGGAGGAGATGAGAATGGAGAAATAAATGGCGCTGAAGGCTCTGAGCCAACAGGAGAAATGGGAGGAAATGAAAGTGGTAATACACCACCACCTCCTGGTCCACCACCAAGTAATGAATCTATCAATAGAAAGAAGAAATTAATTGCTGAAAACACTATCAAGGAAAGCAATTTGAAGCTTGATAACTTGTTTGAACAATACATCAACAAAATTGATAATAGAATAGAAAGGACTAAAAAACCTGAAAGTATTATTGAAAGAACTGACATTTATGATAAATCATTACTTATCAATGAAGAATTTTCAAAAATGATTGATTCATTGAATATTATTTCAAACGAAGAAGAGACTGATGAATAATCAGTCTTTTTTTCTTTTATGCAGATATTTATTAAAAAAAATATTTTAAAGAAGATGGACGAAAAACAAAAATATCAGCAAATATGGATGGATGCCACTGCAAAAGCAAAAGATGCTATGCTAAGTGGCGATTTGGAGGCGTATGACAAATATTTGCAAGAAATGGAAGATGCTGCTGAGAGATATAAGGAGGCATGTAATTTTGAAAGTAGCACTATGAATTCTGATTTTGCATCTTTGAATACAACTCTTGAAAGCGTTTTACCAAAACTTATGGTTAAAAACAAAAAGGCTTTAAGGGAGTGTGTTAAACTTATCAAGGAAGATAAAAATCTTTCAGCGCAATTTAAGTTTTGCAATTCTTTAAGAAAATTCAATTGTGATACTGATGCGAAAGATTATATAAATGAATCTTTAAGTCTGGTTGCAAAAGACATTGATTATAAAACTTTGAAAGAATCAAATAGAAAATTTGCAAAACTTTTAATTAAGTACAACATCAAACCATCAAATGATATAAATGAAAATGATTTGAAATTTGCAAAAAATTGTGATTATCTTTTAACACATAAGAAAACTCTTAATAATTTAACTGAGTTTACAAACAACATTAAGAGCGCAAGCGATTATATTGTTGAAAATAGAAAGTTAAATGAGAATAAGGTTGATGTTCTTTCAATGGCAGAACAAGTTGAAAAGAAAATGAATTCTTTGAATGAATCTGAAAGGGCTTTGGTTGCTGACATTATGATGGCAAATTCTGCTGGCGCTGAATCAAGAAGAATGAATCTTTTCAATAAAATAAAAAATGAATGTATTGAGAAAATCAATAAAATGATTTCAGAAAATGATGGTAGTGAAAAAGAAAGATTGCTTAATCTTAAAGAAACCATTATGCTGAAAGAATATGATAAAAATAATATTGTTGCTGATATTGCAAAACTCCTTGAGGTTGGCGCAGTATTAAGTGATAGTGACCACGATAAATTTTTATAAATTAGAATAAAAGAGTAATCATTTAGATTACTCTTTTTTTTGACTGGTAAAAAATAAATTATATATTTTATAAAAGAAATATAAAATATATGATACGTTTAAATAAAGAAATTAAGTTAAATAATTGTAAGAACATAAATTTGAAATATGGTTCTATTAACAAAAATGACCCGCAAGTAATTTACGTTTCTGGTAAAATGTGGTTATGCCCAACATATGACGGAGATTATAATGAACAGATAAATTTGATGCATAACAATTTTAAGAAAAGATTAAATTCAGTTTTATCTGATAGCGTTATATTTGAGAAGAAACATATTTTAGATTTCGACTTAAATGTAGAAAATTTAATTAAGGATAAAAAGAAATTTTTTTCAATTACATTTTTCATAAAACAGAAAAGAGAAAAACTGGTCAATTTAAATAACATTAAAAACATCATTTCTTCAGATTTTGGCTATTTATTTAAAGAATTAGAAAATGAATTAATTGAAAATGAATTTGAGGTAAGTAAAACAAAATAGGTTATGTCAATTGATAAAATAATTTTATGGTATGAAGAAAATGTTAATTACAAATTAACGAAAACTTTTTTGGATTTTCTGATAAAAATTGGAATTGTTAAAGAAGATATAGATTTGGATTTTTTAAATTTGTATCTTTTGGAAAGAAATGAAAAAGATTTCGTTTTTGAAAATGGAAAATATAAGATAAAAAAAAACAGAATTCCGATAATTTCAAAATTCAAAGAAGAACCAATTAAAAAAGTTGAAACAAAAAAAGAAATAATTGTTAAACCTCCAGTTGAAAAATTAATACCTGCTGAAAAAAAGTCCAATAAAAAATTTAAAATTGAAAAATTGGAGGGAAAAAAGTTTAAATTGGTTAAGTTGTAAGATATTTATATAAAAATATTTTAAAATGTCAAAGACAATTAAATTAAATGAATCTTCATTTAAGAAATTATTAGAATACGTAGGCGATGAAGAAGCTTTTGGAAGATATGATTTATCAGATAATCCATACATTCCTGGAGATGAAAAAGATAGAATTATAACGCAAAAATCAACAAAGACGATTTTTGATAAAGATAATAGTGAATTGGACGAGCCTGAATATATGGGTCAAGATATAAATGACCCTGGTCCATATTCATTGTATAAAAGAATGAATTAATAGAACTATGACAAAGAGAGTTAGATTAACTGAAAGACAAATGAATAAAGCCATAAATGAAATAAGTTATGGTACGGTTGATAAAGCGTATAATAAATCAGATGATACATTCACTGATGTGGAATATGCTTTTAATGATTTTTATGAAGCCATCAAATATAACATAGATGTGAATAATCCATATATTATAAAGATAAAAGAATATGCTGACAAAATAAAAAACATATTGGATAGAAAAAATATTCAAAGAGATAATATTGGACATGAAATTAATAAATTTAATCACAAAAAGTTCTATGATGATATGAATAGGCCTGAGGATGAAGAAGATTACGAAAATCTTGATTTAAAATATCTACAAGATAAATATCCATCAGATTTGGTTAAATAATAAAAAAGCGAGACTCATTTAAGAGTCTCGCTTTTTATGTTGCTTAATAGCAATGAGTTGTTTTCAAAAATATCTTCAATAAATAAAGAATTATCATAAATATTTTCAAACATTTTATCAAGCATTTTATTTGAATGTTTTTTATTAAATATATAAATAATTCTTATTTTATTGTTTATGCATAATCTATGTTTTAATTTGTCTCTATTTACTTTTTCATCGAATTTGTCGTGCTTATTCATTATTGAGTTGTCTCGCTTATCTATATGTTGTTCTCCTTGACATTCTATTGCTATATTATAATCAGGTAAGTAAAAGTCTAAATATAAGTTTTGTTTGTTTTTAAGCCAAGCAAAGGTTTTTTCTCTTTCATAGTTAATTCCTAGGCTATCTAAAGTGATTCTCATTTCTCTTTCTAAATGACTTTCATTACAAAATGGGCATCCGTCTAGTCTATTAACTATTTTATCAGGTCTTAACAAAAATTCTCCATGTTCTGGACAAATTAATGTTATTTTTGTTTTATTATTTATATATTTGACTTTCGAAAAGTCATAAATGCCTTTATAATGTTTTTCAACGAATGACATAAATTCTTTTTCTTTTTGTTTACGTATTATTTCTACTCTATATTCGTCATAGCATTTTCTGCAAGCAAATTTTTGCTGAGAAAGTCTATGCGCAGTTGTTTCCCATGTATTGCCATGAATTTTACATCTAACAAGTATTTTAGAATCATTATCTTCATAATTGTCAGATATTATTTCTATATTTGGGTGTATTTTTGACATATGCTCTTTTAAAGAGTTTATTGTGTATTTTTCTGGAAATTTCATAATGCAAATATACAAAAAAATCCTGAATTAAAAAATTCAGGACATTAATATTTTATTTATTTTGTTTATTTTTTCGTTTATTATGTCTTTTTTAGGGTTTTTAGTTTCTACGTATTGGTTTAGCGCCTCTTTATTTCCAATAAATGCGCCAGGAGTGCTAGGCTCACTCACAATATCCCAACATATTAATTCAAAATCGTCACCTACAATGGTTTGCCCTAATTTCTGTTCAACAGAACCAACGCCACGTGAAGATACGCCTATCTTATATCCATTGAGAAGATGATTTGCTGCCATATCACCCATAGTTGAAACTATACCTAGTCTTCTAAATCCTTCAGAAATATTAAGTTCTAATTTTCCAACAAGAGTTCTTCCTTCCCAATGAAGTTCAATAATATTATGAGAAATTCTGCCCAAGTCTATAGTTGATTCTGCTGGGTGGTTTAATTCTCCATATGCTCTGTGTTCATTTATTTTCTGTTGATATAGTTCAACTTGCTTTTTAAGAACACGTTCAGGATATATTCTTCCGTTTGCGTTTTTAATATCAAATTTTTGGAAAACAGCGTCAACAATAAATGGATAAGGAACATTCCATTCTCCATCTGAAACTGATTCGTATATTTTTTTATTATTTGCTGATTCGGTCATTGAGATATAACCATCGTTCTCAATTAGCAAACCGGTTCCGTATTCTCCTTTTCTAATTTCAACCAAATCTTTTTTATTCATATATTTAATTTTGTTTTTAAAATAAATATTTCGCTTATTACAAATATTTATTATTAAATCGATTAAGTAAAAAAAAATGCATAATTTATAGAAATAAAACGTTTAAAGTACTAAAATCCTTTATTTTAAAGTATTTTTTCGTTTTGTTAATATATTTATTAATAAAATAATGAAAATTATAAATTTCATTTAAATGAATAAGAACGGTAAAATTAGAAGCAATTTTGTTAAAGAATCTTTATTGGACTATAACAACCTTGCCAATACATTAAAGGAAAATACCGAGAGTGCTGTTCGTGATTTACTAAAAGAAACAGTACTTGAACAATATGCCAAAATCCTTACTGAAGGTGAGGACGAGGATGAGTATGATGTAGAGGAAGTGGATGATACTGATTCTGTAAACGCAAGCGAAGACGAAGGAGCAGCCGATGGTGCTGCTGATGGTATGGATTCTGATGCTGATGCTGGTGACGATGTAGATGCTGACGCAGATGCAGACGTTGATACTGACGTAGATACTGATGTTGATGCAGATGTAGATGCTGACACAGATGCAGATGCTGCTGGTGCTGCTGAAGATGAAGGTGGAGAATGGTCTGAGTTTGATAAGTACAAAGTTTCAGATGACGAGTATGACTTCTCAAATGCGGAAGACGATGAAATCGTAAAGGTTTACAAACTATTAAAAGATGATGACCAAGTTGTTGTTACTAAGAACGATGACAAGGTTAACATCAAAGATAATGAAACCGGCGCTGAATATCTTATCGACTTAGGCGGTGATGAGTCAAATGCTGTTGAACCAACTGATAACGTTGGTGGTGAAACTGAATTTGAACTTGAAGCTGATTCAGACGATAATTTAGAAAATGATTTTGAAAACGAAGACGATGAAGATATGAACGAATCAAGAATTTTTGAAATCGCATTAAATGAATATAACTCTAACGTTGGTTATACTGATAATTATCAGAGTAAGGATGTGATGACAAATCCTGGTATGTCAGAGCCGGGCAAAAACGTTAATGACTGGGACACAGGTGTTCCAAAGGACACTAAGAAGCCTTGGTCAGGTAAGAAAAATGATAAGAGCGAAAATCAACCATTCACTGCTGAAAAGGGCAATACTGTTGAGGAAGAGGAAAATGTTGAGGAAATCAACGAACTCAAGACAAGACAGGAACACACAGCAAATGTAGGTAGCACTTCAAGAACAGATGGCGATAATGGTAATCGCAGACGTAAAGGTCGTAGCTTCCACACAGCAGAAAAGGGTCAGGAGACTGGCACAGCTGATAATGCTTATGGCACAAAAGTTGAGTCTATAATCAAGAAGGCTAACGCTATTTTCGAAGAGAACAAAGCTCTTAAGAACGCTTTAAAGCAATTTAAGGCAACTCTCGAAGAGGCTGCTGTAACAAACGTTAATCTTGGAAACATCATTAAGCTTGTGATGGAAAATTCAACAAGTATGGATGAGAAAAAAGAGATTATCGCAAGATTCGGTAACGAGGCTAATACAGTAGAAGCTTCAAAAACATTGTATGAAAGCATTTCACGTGAGTTACAAAAGAAATCAAAGATGAACATCGATGAGAGTAAAGAGTTTAGCGTAAATGACAACAAAATTAATGAGACACAAATCTATCGTTCAAATGATATTTTAAATTCACTTGATTTGATGCATAGAATTTGTAAATAAAGAAAAAATAAACTAAAAATAAATTATTTAAATAATTCATTATGAGAGAATTTTTAACTAGCGGACAAGTTGGTAATATCGAACTTAATGCTCAGAAAAAAATACGTGAGGACATTCAGAATCGTTGGGATTCTCTAGGCTTCACTGAAGGTCTTGAGGGTAACATTAAAGAGAATGTTGCTACATTGTATGAAAACGAGGCTAAGCACTTGATTTATGAGGCTACAGCTTCTGACAACAGTGGTTCTTTTGAAACTGTTGTATTCCCTATCATCCGTCGTGTATTCAGCAAGCTTCTTGCTAACGACATCGTATCAGTTCAGGCTATGAACCTTCCTGTAGGTAAGTTGTTCTTCATCCTCCCTGTTACTTCAGAGAGAGAGTGGGAACTTCCTGCAAACGTTACAGGTGAGACAGAACCTGGTGATATTATTGATGGTACAACCGGTCGTCACAAGGGTCTTATGGGCTATGACCGTGTAAATCGTAATCAGGGTGGACGTATCGACCCAAGATACTATCTCCCAGATGAGACAATCAACGAACTTGAGAAGAAATTCGTTAAAATTAATCCAGCATTAGATGGCGCTGATGAGTATGCAAATGGCGCAGCTCTTGCTGCTGCTGTCAAAGCAGGCGAAGCTGTTGCAACTAACTATCGTCAGGCTGGTCCTGAGGTAACTCAGTACTTCGAGAAGAGTCTTTATGACTTATTCTACAATGACTTCCTTTATGATAACTCTAAGGGTAAGGTAACTATTAAGGTTGGTGAGGCTGTTCCTGTAATGCTCACACCTATGGGTGTTCGTCCATTCGCAGCAGATAACCTTAACAAGTATTTCAAGAGTGGTTTCGATGGAACTGTTCGTAACATTATCATCGAGGTTGATGGTTTCTCTGCTTTCAACGCTGGTCGTTTGACTGGTCCTGATGGAAACGAAATGGATACTGAAGGTTTCCTTGCTTCATTGAAGGTTATTACAATGAAAGAATTTAAAGCTGAGGCTGTTGCTGATGGTTCAGCAGTTTTAACTTCTGCTTTCCGTAAGTATGAGTCAGTTCCTTTCCGTGTTGTTACACAGAAATATGGCAAGGGTATCGTAGAGTACGATGGCATTTGCGATGCAGAGGGTAAGATTTATCTTGAACTTGACCTTGCAAAACCAGTTGTACAGCAGGCAGGTACTATCGATGGTTACATCGGTGTTGATGCTGCTCAGTTGAACGCTGCTATTACTCCTGATAACCCAGCTGATACTAAGGAAGCTATGGCTGCTCTCTTTAAGATTGCTTGGGCACAGTATGATTCACTTGAGCTTGAGACTGAAATCGGTGAGGTTTCATTCAAACTCGATAGCGTAACAGTTGCTGTTGAAGAAAGAAAGCTTCGTGCTACATGGTCACCAGAGTTGGCACAGGACGTTTCTGCATTCCACAACATTGACGCAGAGGCTGAGTTAACAGCTATCCTTTCAGAGCAGATTGCTGCTGAGATTGACCGTGAAATTCTTCGTGACTTACGTAAGGGAGCACCTTGGCAGGCACGTTGGGATGTAAATGGTTGGAGACGTATGGCTGCTTTCTCTACTAACTACACTCAGAAAGACTGGAACCAGGAGTTATTCACAAAGATTAACCAGATTTCAGCACAGATTCATAAGGCAACTCTTCGTGGTGGCGCAAACTTCATTGTAGTATCTTCTGAGATTTCTGCATTGTTTGACAACCTTGAGTTCTTCCACGTATCTGACGCATCTGCTGAGAGCGACCAGTACAACATGGGTATCGAGAAGATTGGTACTTTGAGTGGACGTTATCAGGTTTATCGTGACCCATATTCACCTCACTGGTCAATAATTATCGGTCACAAGGGTAAGTCACTTCTTGACACTGGTTATATCTATGCACCATATGTACCAATGCAGTTGACTCCTACAATTATTAACCCATTCAACTTCGCTCCTGTAAAGGGTATTATGACTCGTTACGCTAAGAAGATGGTCAATAATCG